TCTAACAATACGATGGATAAGCATTGCGTCTTCCATCATTGAGTATTGTTTAAACAGTTTACGCGCTGGTTCTATGTATGATCTACCATAAGGTAAGAAATTAGTGTCAGTTAGTAATCTGAGATGGACCATTTCATAATTTTCAAACATAATAGTATTACTATTATCATTTCCTTGACCAGGAACATTATAATAACCATACCCACCCGAGGAAATACCATCAGGATCAAATCCATATTGTATGTCAGATGGATTATCTGGGTCTTGTCCTTCAAATCTTTCTATGTGATAAGCATTGTAAGGTATAACATTATATACACCAAATTTTTCTGCTATTTCTAATTTAAGGAAGAAATCTCCATACTTACACATATTTCTAATCCAAGGCCAAAGATTAAATTCTACATTTAAAACATCATAAAATAAATTGTATAAGATTTTCTGGATATTTTCATCTGAGCTTTTAATTTGTAATACTTCCCCCATGTCATTTTTTAAAGTACTTTCATCAGCTATAATATCTAAAGCAGAAGCAATAATAGCATCTGTATCCATTGCATCATACTCTGAGTATAATTGGGGTCTTAAAGTTTGATAATTTATAGAGTTTTGAGCACCATACATAGAGGTTTGGTTAGTTGTATAAATCCTATTAAATCTATCAACTAATGAATTTGTTTCATACTCACCTGATTGTTGGATTTTATTAATATCCATCACCCGCAATTGGTTACCGCCTTGATTGCGAATCATTACATCAGTTGAAAATAATCTTTTTAATCTTGAAAATAATCTTTTATCTGCCATTTGTTATATCCTTATATTTAATAAATATCAAAGAAGCCACCTAATGTCCTCTTCACCTCCGGAGTATGGATTATCTATCTTCCATGGGTTTGTATTTTGTCCATTTTGTGTGTAAACTCCTGTGTAGTTAGTTTTAGTAGTTGATATACTATTTAACATGCTTTTAGTTAAATCTACACCATGTTGTTTAAATCTAAAAGCTGTGTCTCTCATATACATTGCTGTGGCGAATGACATAACTAAATCATCATTATAACCTTGTTGAGCTTCGGGTTTACCATTTCTCCAAATAAAAGTCTTCATTTCAGTTAGAAGTCTTTTTGAGTAAAATGTAACACCTTTGTCTCCAATATATTCTTGAAATTTACTTATTACCATTGGTCTTGTTCTTGAAGACATTGTAAATCCTGCTGTCATTTTTGAAGTATCCATATATTGGTCAAAATACGAATCTGCTCTTACTTCTCCACTCTTAGGTGAGTAGTAGAGATTTTGATAACCCCTATCTATTATAGTTTGAAGAGTAGCCCATCCTATACTAGCATTTTCAACTACTAACAAAGCATTATTATACTCAGTTGCTATACCTACTAATAAATGACCATATTCTTTTGTACTTATTTTACCCTTATATTCACCAACTTGAACATTATTTTCCACATCAATTATATGAAATGCTGAGTAGTCTTTTCCATCACCTCTAGCAACATCAGCTACTACCATATATGATCTTGAGTAATCACAAGGCTCCCAAATCCATAAATTTCCATCTACTCCTCTTCTTTCTAAAGGATCTTTAATAAATGTTTTTTCATAATACTCCATATACTCAGGAAAAAATACAACATCCCCTGATGTTGAAAAGTCACAATCACATTCTTGAGCCGCCATTCTAGGATCACCTAGTAACTCATCTTGTCTGTCTCTCCATTCTTGATCTCTTTCAGGATGGACAAACCAAGGTAATTTAATAGGTAGGAATAAATTATCTTTTGAATTTTCCTCTGCTTTTTCCCAAGTTTTATGAAACCAATTTCCAGTACCATATGGAGTACTTAAAGCAATACATCCACCACCTGTAGCTAAGGTTTGTTGGGCTGAGGCCCATATCTCACCTATATTATCAATAAAAGCAGCTTCATCAATTATTAGGAGTGAAACGGCTTCTGATCTACCTGCATCTGAAGCTGCTGATGTGGCTTTAATTTGAGAGCCATTATTTAATCTTAAATTTAATTTATTGTTTTCATCAGCATTTATTTTAAGCCATGATGGTAAATTTTCATACATGAATTTTACCTTTGTGACCATATTTTTAGCAGTTTCCTGCTTAGTAGCTATACAAAGTATATTTTTATCTTTATGAAAAAGCATTAACCATAAAGAGTAACCAGCACATAAAGTTGAAATTCCTAATTGTCTTGACTTTAAAACTATAGAGTAAGGGTTATCTTGATAGAGTTTTAGTACTTTTTCTTGGAATGGATATAAAGCAAATTGTATTCTACCTCTTTGTGGATGTTGTATAAAACAGTATTTTTTCATAAAATGTATAGGATCAGAGGCACATTTTACGTATTCTTGTCTTATTATTTTCTTTATGTCACTCATTAGTTTGTGGCTATTAGTGTTATTATAGGTAATAAAATAGACCCTATAAAGCCAATTACTTTTAGGAATTTTTGTTTCTTTATTTCTTTTTTCTTAATCTCTATAATTTCAGTTTGGATTATTATTTCTTTATCTTTATTAGAAATTATTGAATCTAAATTAGTTATTATAAAATGTTGATTTAGGTTTTTTTGTTGTAATTTTTTAATAGTTTCTTTTTGTATCATTATTACATTTTCTTGTAAAGAGTCGTTTGCTTTATAAGACAAAAGAAGACTATCTACAATTTCATACTCAAGAAGATCACCTAAGATTGTCCTAGCATCTTCTAGATTCATAACGACTAGAGTATCACCATTAGCATTAATTATTTCTTTAACTTCTCCTTTTGATATAATTTGAGAGTGCAGTGGTGATATCATCACTATTAAAAGAATTAATGATATCAGGTATTTCATTTCTTTTTTTATTTAAATAATCTATCTCTTTTTTTGATTCCTCTATAACTTTAGTTGTACTGTCTATTAAGGATAAATTATATGTAATTTCTTTTTGTAAACCCTGGTTTAATGATAAAATACTATCATTCTGAATAATGAGGAGGTTGTTGTTTTGTTTTAGAATATTTAATTCATTTTCATACTCATTAGATTCATTAGTTGGGCCAAATATAATAACGGCTATTAAGGCTACAGCTAATGATAGGGTTATTATAATATGTAAATTAGAGTTGTTTTTCAAGTTTCTTTATTTTTGTTTCAATTTTCTTTTTAGCTGATGTTAGAGTTTTTAATTCAGTTTTAATATTGTCTTTTTCTTCACCTTCAGCTTTTTTATAATCCTTAGCTCTATCTTTCATTATGTCCTTAACTTTTCGAATTAATTTTTGATATTTAGCTATTTTCTCTATTATATCATTTTTTTCATTAGCTTCCTTACTTTTAGCTTCTTTTTCAGCTTTCTTCTCCATTTCATCATCTGTCATTTCTTCTTCTGAAAGGATTCTAATGATTTCTTCTTTAATTTGGTTTTTAATTTTTGCTTCATTTAATTCAGAAGAATTCATCATAAACCAAACATCTCTAGGAGGCTCCATTTTTGAAAGTTCACCATAAGCTACTTTAATTTCTTTATCCTCTCCCTCTATGGTAGCCATATAAACATCATCATAATTTCCATGTTTTCCTTTATTGGGTATTTTTTTACCCAATGTGGCCTTAAATGGTTTTTTATCATTCCATTCTCTATAAACTTTGATTTTAGATCCAGATTGTTTTTTCATGGTAAAATATTTTGTTATAAATATTATAAAGATATTTGCTCTTGCACTAACTTTACTCGCTCTTCAGTTGAACCCTCTATTGGAATTAATCTTTTTATTTTATGTGAGTATTTATTTAGAATATTATTAATTGTTTTATCAACTTTATTTCTATAAGCTTTATCAGTTTCTCTTACACCATTGTCTTCAATCTCAACACCTTTAGGAGAAACATAAAATATTATGTCATACTCTCCTATCATTTCAGAAGCATAGGCTTCAAATTTATCAGATGAAATATATGGTATGGATTTAGCTAAGTGAGTAAATGCTATAACATCAATAATTGTTCTGTCAGTTATAATGTTTTCATTGATTAATTCAGCAGCTCTTTCAGCTAGAAATATAGTTTGACCTTTAAGGGTAGAGTTAGTGTTTAATGGTATTCCTAAGTCTCTTAAATACTTTGATCTTTCTGTTTGAAATTTATAGTCTTTAAATTCAGGAAGAGACTTTAAAGCATTAACAAGTGTTGTTTTACCAACACTCATTGTTCCGCAAAAACCTATTTTCATATTTTAAAATCTTGTTAAGTTAGCACCTGATCCTTTATACCAAGGTAATCCTTTTTGTTCTCTTTTAAATTCTAAAAACTCATCATGTGTTTTTTTAATTCCATATAGATAATACTCTTTACTTCCTTTTTCAAGAGGCTCAATTGCTGGACCTTCTGGGTTATGATGAATCCAATTTGATGTTGAGGATTCTCTAATTAAATGATGAACTGCACCATTTACCTTCATTTTTTTGTACTCGTAAATTTTTTCCTTACTCATAATCTATGTTTTAATTAAAGATAAGTAAAAATCAGTGGGAAGCCAAACATTATTGGATGTTATTTACGTAAAGTATAAAATCTTCCATTATTTCTTTTTTATCACCTTTTAATTTTTTTCTATAATTTTCTAAGATAATCATGGGGTTTAATGACTCAACTATTAGAGGTTTAACTCCTGCTAAAGTTTCTTCACATAATTTAGTATATGATTCTGTGTAAACATCACTGTCACCATAGTCTTCAATGTCGTTTAGATATTGAGTTATTCTTTCATTTATATTATTTGCAAATTTCATAAATTATTTTTTTCAATTTAATGTACATTTCTTTCACACCCTTTATTTGGGTATTAAGCCAACTTAATCTTTCACCCATTCTTTTACCATCCATTGGTTTTTTAATATTACCTTCGGGAATGTGGTCTTGGAGGGGTTTAATATATTCACTTCCGGCTAGAAATATAAAGGTATCTTTTTGTGGGTCAATTCCTTTTTCTTTCATTTGAGAAATAACTGTCTCACCCCATTTAGTTTTTTCATCCTTCTTCATATTTTTAAGAGTCAAATCATAAGGTTCTAATTGCTTATCCATTGGGGTAAGATGGTGTTTAGCAGATAGAATAAAAGTTTTATCAGGTTTAAGAGACTCACCATATGCCTTTGTTTTTTGAAACATAGGAGAGGGAGAGTATAATTCCTGGGCGGGTGCAGGTTTGTCTAATTTCGCTTTAGTACAGCTTAATAATACTATTCTTGCCATTTTATTTTATTATAAATATTATATAATAGACTCAGAAACATATATTCCTTGAGCTCCACTAACTGTTATTCCTCTTGCAGATAAAGCATCACCTACAAAGTAAACATTGTCATATTTAGTTAAAGATAAATCTTCATAATTAACTAAGGGCTCAGGTGATAGATATTTAACTTCAGGCATATAAATTCCCCAATCTTTACCTAATGTTGGGAATATCTTTTCCATATCCTCAATAAAGTCTTCAATGTATAAAGCATAATCACCTAAGGCATCATATAAAGGTTCAATTGAATTTACTACTTCTACTTTTACATAATCACCTTCAGATGTTAGGGATGGTACCCTATGTGAAGGTGAAAAGTAAGTACCAGTTCCATTTATTTGTAATTTTTTTACTGCTTCCCTTGACCAATTAAAGGGTTTATCTATACCTTTAATTTCCATTAATATACCAAAATTAGTCATATCATTACGATATGCTTCGTCTTTTTTAGCATGTCCATTGTAACTATAATCTCCATATGTGTGTTCTGCTGCTACATAAGCTGCATTATTATTAGTACAAAATGATCTTAATGATACTCCTTTATCTTCAAATTTTCTATATAATTTGAAATCATAAGATACGTCAATTAATTTTTGGAAGTGTTTTTGTGGTGCTTCAAATCGAACACCTATTTGTACTGGTTTAGGTTCAGTTGGTAAATCATATTTTTCAGCTAATTGCTTACCAAAGTCAATACCTGATTTACCTACACCAAAGATAAGTTCATCATATGACATTTCATCTACTACTCCTATAGATACAATTTGTTCATCAAAATCAATATCAGTTACTTTAGTTTCCCAAATAAATTCAACACCACCTTTAACCAAAAAGTCATACCAATTTTTACCTATTTCATGTAAATAATCTGTACCAACGTGCCATACTGGAAATAATCTTAATCCAAAATATGGTTTAATAAAATCGGGTTCTGCAACTGG